CCGCAACGCTGGCGGTCGCTGCCATGTTGGACAGGGTGGAATCGTAGCTTGCGCTCGCTTCTTCCATGCTGTCGCCCATGTCACGAGCGGCGCTGGTCAGCTCCTTTACAGGAGGAACGGAATCATCGGAGGATGTTGCTAGAGCAGTTACCACCGTCACCACGCCGGCCGTTGCGACGGCTGCAATGGCGAGAGGTCCAGCCAAGCCGGCAAGGGTGCCCGTGAAAAGCGTTGCGGCCATTTGCGCAGCCTTGATGCCTGCTGCAACTGCGGTCAGGACACCGAGCAGGCCACCCAACGTTACCGTTCCGGCGGCGATGCCACGGACAAGGCCGGGGTTCTCCTCTACAACGCCCTGCATCCAGCCAAGAACTTCAGCTCCGACATCGTACAGGCCGGACATTGCCGGGGTCAGGTCTTCACCGATTGCGATTTTCAGGCCATCCGCTGCGGACTGCATCAGAGTCAGGCGGCCGTTCATGTTGTCCAGCATAGTGCCGGCCATCTTGTCGGCAGACCCGGCGCAGTTGTTCAGAGCCGCAGTATAGTCTGAGAAAGACTGCCCACCCTCGGCCGCTGCTTCGCTGCACCCAGCCATGATGGTTTGCAGTTTGGAATACTGGTTCGTGCCGGCAATGACCTTTGCAAGGTTGGCTTGCTCTTGGTCGGTCAGGGTGTCCCAGATACCGGCCATGCCGGTGAGGATGCTGGACAAGCTCTGCATATTGCCCTGTGCATCGTAGATGTTTACGCCATATGCAGCCAGCTTGTCGCCGCACTCCTTCGTGTTGGTAGCAAGTCGGGTGAAGATTGCGTTCAGGGCCGTACCAGCTTCGCCACCCTTGACACCAGCATTGGCCATGGTAGCCAGAACTGCTGTAGTTTCCTCGACAGAGTAGCCGAGGGAGGTGGCGGTGGATGCGCATGCCTTGTATGCCTCGCCCAGCTGGATCACGTTCGTGTTGGAGTGAGCCATGGCGTAGGCCATCACATCGACAAAGTGCGTGGTGTCAGAGGCTTTCAGACCAAAGGCAGTCAGATAGTCGGTAACAATATCGGATGCCTGCGCCAGATCCATGTTGGCGGCAGCAGCCAGATTCAGCACCGGGCTGATGCCGTCCAGCATGGACTGGGTATCCCAGCCTGCCAGAGCCATGTAGGACAGAGCGTCAGCCGATTCACCAGCGGTGAATTTGGTGGTCGCGCCCATCTCCTTGGCCTTGTCGGACAGAGCCGTCAGCTCCTCACCGGTAGCACCGGAGAGGGCCTCGACATTGCTCATGGATGCTTCAAAATCACCTGCGGTGTTGATGCAGTCCATGTAGGCATCCCGGATTTCTCCGAGGGCCTTTGAAATGCCGACCGTGGCCAGCGTGGCCTCGACCGTCTCAAGCGCCTCGACCGATTTTTCACCGAATCCCTTTGCGCCCTCACCGGCCTCGTCCATCGTTTTCTTGAGGTCAACCTGCTTATCCTTGAGCTTATCGACCTCAGTTTCCAGCCGGACGCTTTCCGCCGTCAGCTGCGTGGTATCCACGCCAGCTTCGTGCAGAGCATTCCCGGTGGCAGCCAAACGCTGCTCATAAGTGTTCAGGGAGGCCGTGGTCTTGTCGATCTGCGCCTGTTTGGAAAGCAGCTTGTTTTCCAGCGCGGAGGAGTAGCCCTCGGTTTCCTGAATCTCTTTCTGGATGTTGTCGTACTGCTGCTGCAAAACAGAAAGCCGCTGACGGGTTGCGTCAACGGCCTGTTGCTGCTTCTGGTACGCCGAAATGTCGGATTGTACTTTGTTCAACTGCTGAATCTTTCCCTGTGTTTCCACAAGGGCAGACTGAGCAGCCTTGAATGTACTGGAAAAGCTGCTGTTCTGTTTGGCGGACAGGTTGAACAGCAGCTCCCACTCTTTACGAGCCACTACTTACCGTCCTTTCTCGCTCTCTGGCGCTCGGCAATGAGGTCATTGCTGCTGCGGATCCATTGCCGGAACTGATACAGGGGCATTTCCAGCCAGTAGGGCGCAGGCGTACAGTTGACCTGTGCCATTGCAAGCACCTGTCGCCGCAGCCACACGCCGCCATCACCGGTTACAAGTCCGACCTCAGCAAAAAATTTCTCGCTTTGGTGCGGATGGTGTTGTAGTCCCGGATGCTCATAGCACCGATGACATCAACACCGATAGGCTCGGTACACGCCCGGCAGGCCATGCGGATGAGGTAGCCCGCACTCATCGAGGGGATGATCACAGGCTGATTCAGAGCCGTAAGCTCGGCCTCAATGGCGAGGGAGTCATTGCCGGTCAGCTTGCCCCAGTTGAACGTGAGGGATTCGTAGTGCTTGCCCTCATAGTCAAGGGGCTTCTGGAGCTTGTGAGTGTAGGTATACGGGTCAGCAGCGGCAGCAGCCTTTGCAGCGGCAGCCTGAGCTGCATCAAATTCTTTCGGGTCAATGACGGCGTTCATGCTGGATAGCTCCTTTCACGCTCAAAAAATAGGCCGGGACTGCAAAATGCAGCTCCGGCGGAACGGTATATGCGGATTACTTGCCCAGGGCCGCACGGACACCGGCCAGATAATCCACACCGTTGATGTAGCAGATGAAGTTGAGGGGGTCCAGCTCACGCACCTTCTTGCCGTTGATGTACGTTGCCCAGTAACGGACGGCGTACTCACCAGAGCCAGAAGTGGGCGTTGCGGGGGCAATGGTGCCGCCCTTGGTCGATTTGGGCACGACCACGAAAATGTGCTTTTCCTTCCGTGCCTCAACCACGCCCGAAACAGGATCCTCATACTGGTTTGCCACACGCAGGTCAATGCTGTGGCGGCGCAGCTCCGACAGCCGGACGGACTGCGGCGTGGTGGTGCGGAATTCCAGACCGAGGGTCATAGCCTCCAAATGGCCCAGAATGACCGCTTCGACGTTACCGCCGACACCAGCACCCGAAATGCTCTGCGTCAGAAAGGTAACATCCGGCAGGGTAGCTTTCGACATACCCAGATATTCCACGCTGTCCTCATAGACCGCGAAGTTGATAACGCTCTGATCGATTGCCATTGTAGTACCTCCTCTTTAGGACTGGAGTGCGCTGGTCACATAATCAGCGTCGTATTCCAGCACAAAGTCAATCTCCTGCGCCGGAGAGGGCGGGGTCATGTAGACGTGCAGCTTGATTTTGCCCGCCATCAGGCTGGTCAGCGGGTTCTCGCTTTCCAGCATTTCCACACTGGCACCCAGCAGATAACCTGCGCCAACCAGACCGTTCAGCCAGATGTTGGCGCTATCCAGAATGGTGTCGATGAGGCGACGGTTCATCGGCTTGTCGAGCTTGCTCCAGAACGTCTTGATGAGTGTGTTGGTGACGTAGTCGAACATACGGCTGAGCGGGATGAAGTAGTCCTTCACATCCGTGGACTTGGGGTAGCACGCAGTATGGTTGCCCCAAGCGGTCCAGCCGCCCATAAAGTTCAGGAAGGTGCAGATGCCCGCGGCATCAACGACAAGGGCCTGATTATAGGTCAGGTTGATGGTGTTGCCGTCGTCATCGCACAGGCCGTCGATGTGAACGGTCTTGTTGGAGGGGCTTTCATAGGGAATGCCCTCGTTGCCGGTATCGGTTTCTGCAAGGCAGCCCGCCTCGACGGTGGAGCCGTGGAAACGCAGATCACCGAGGGTGCCGTTGGGCCAGCACAGGATGGTTTTTTCGGTGTAGGTGCCGCTGTTCTTCGCCTGCACCGCAGCGGTATAGGTCTTTGCGGAAATGTCCACCAGAGCCTTGCCGGTAAACATACCGTTGATAGAGCCAGCCTTTGCGTCCATAACCGCTGCAACGGTTGCATCCTGAGAGAAGCCGGGAGCCATAATCAGGTCGGGCACGATGCCGAACATGGTCAGGCACAGCTCAATCTGCTCAACGGCGGCGGCCACATCGGCAGCCTCGGCAGTCTCGCCAACGGGCAGGAAAATGACCGGCTGGCAGGCGCACAGCTTGAAGTGATAGTGCATCACCTCGCAGACGGTGTACTTGGCCCAGTCGTCGTCATAGCCCAGCTGCTCCTTTGCTTCATCATAGCTGGTGCAGAGCACCGGGAGGCCAGCGGTCGCAGGGGTACCGGTCGCCTTGGACAGCGGTGCGGTGCCAATGACAAAGGGAATGCCGCAGGTTGCGGTGTTCGGTGTCGCCACGGCGGTGTCGGCGCGGCTGACATTGATACCATGATCTGCCATAGTATGTATTCCTCCTTACTTGGATTTGGCGAGCATCCGTGCAAATGCAAGGACGGCCTCGCCGCGTGCTTTTACCTTTTCAGGCGTGGTGTGCAGCTCGTCCACATTGATGATGAAGTCGGCCACACCGGGATATTTCTCGGTGGCAATCTTCACATCATCACGCTCTACAGCCTCCGCAGCGGCGCAGGGGTAAATCGTGTTTTTCTGGATGTAGCCCAGAATGGACGGGCCGACGTAAATAGAAACGCTGGGCTTGCTCTGTGCAGGCTCGGCGCTCACGGTGTTTTCGGCGGGCTGTTCCGCCGTGGTCTTTTTCACCGCCATAATTCAATGTCCTCCGTTTGCTGCACGGTCGGCAGCTTCCAGTAGGTGATCATTTCTCCGGCATAGTAGGGCTTCGATTCCTCGTCATAAGGAATGCTTTCCAACTTGTGGTCGGGAGAAATATCGAGAGTGAACTGATACCGGGGCTTTCCATCCGCTCCGACAGCGCCCACCTTGCGGACTTTCAGCAGCTCTACCCGGAAACGCTCCATCATGTTCAGGAGTGCAAGGTCGCCCTCCTGCTCGTCCGGGTTGTAGCAGCAGAAAATAGAGCGCACGGAAACGACCGTGCGCTCCTCGCTGCCGGGCTGCTGTTCCGTTTCCAGCGGAATGACCCGGTGGATGATGTAGGGGGCCTTTTTCTTGGCCGCCCTGCTGTCAGGCAGCCGCATCAGGTAGACTTCCGGGGCACGGTAGGCTTGCTCGGTGTCGCCCTGCTGCATAGCCACCGGGAGAATCATGTCGGCCATGATTTTCTCGGTGAATGCTTTCAGCTGTTCAAGCAAAACCACACTGGTCATATCACACACCCCATCCGTTCAAAACTCGCGTGATTTCATGCTCAATGCGTTCCTCATATGTGGAGGCCATTTTCGCCTCGATGGAGTCCATGACAACCTCATTGGAATACATCATCTGCGGGGTAGCCGGGCCGAAAAGCTCCTTAACCGGGAATCTTTTTTCGCCCTGCCTCTCGTAGATACCATAATGAGAACCCATTTTCGCCTCGAAAGCGTGGTCCAGCGCCTGTCGGGCACTGGATTTCTTCACACGGGTAACAACGCGGCCGCTGCGGTCTACCTTGGTGTCGAAAACTCTAAGGGGGATGACGCTGCCACGGTAGCCGAAGTTGATAGAAACCTCGCCGCTGCTGGCCCGCTGAATGTTGTTGACGTTCTTGGTGCGGTTGGTGAATTCGCTGCTGCTGATGGCGTACTCCTGCGTGACCGCCCGCTTTGCTACCGTCTTTCCGGCAGCAGCGGCACGGGCAAGCGCAGAGCCAACGGCACGATTGGCGCCACCGGGAATCCCGGAAAGGATGGCTGACACGCGGTCAAATCCCTCCTCTGCAATGTCAACAGCAATGCCAGCGGCCACGCTGTGCATCATGGTGTCTGTTGTCACATCACTCATTCGTCAACCGCCTCCAATTCCACCCGCAGCATCCCCATTTCGCAGACAGAGGATGCCACATAGTAGCTGCGGACAAATCCGTTTTCGTCAATGCCCAGTTTGCAGCCCTGCTCCGGCTGCTTCCCGCCGATGGCTGCAATATCGCAATGCAACACCCGGCTTACCCGGTATATGCCCTCCGCATGGTCACTGATGCTCTGACGCACCCGCTCCTTTTCGGAGAGGCCGGTCATGACAATGGGAATATCCGAATACTCCTCACCGTCATAGTAGACCGTGTGCGTTTCTGCAAACTCGTCCAGATTCAGAAAGACGCTGTTCAGGTCTTCCTGCACAGCGTCCTTGAAGCTGCTCATGCGGTGGGCATCGCAGCAGACAGCTCCGGGGTCTCGGTGCTCTCGTCACCGGGAACAACGTCCTCGGCGCAGATAGCCTCGACGAGTTCATCCTTGGTCTTGAGCTGCTTGGTTTCGATGCCCATATCCGCCGCCAGCTTCTTCAGCTCAGCAACAGTCATGTCCTGCAACTGGTTGGGGTCAAGGTGGGCCGTCCCAGAGCCGCCCTGCTGGGTTTCGGCTGTGGGGGTGTCGTTACCTTCCGCAGTCGCCGGAGCCGCCGCAAGGGTGCTCGCCGTGCCTCTGTCGGTGATGTACGGGGATTTTGCCACGCCCAGCCCGATAAGGCGGCGTGCTTCGCTTTCGCTGACCTCGCACTGTTCACCACGCATGACGGTGTGAATGCCCGTCTTGGTGCGGCAGCCATAGCCGCCGCAAAGAATCTCAACAAGCATCGGTATACTTCCTTTCTGGCCAGACTTAGCCGACCACGTTCTTGACGCGGATCCACGGGCAGTAGTTGTGGGGTGCAGCCAGCGGGCGGGCCTTGAGAATGGTCTTGCGCAGGTCGTTCTCCTGATTGAGGCTGAACTTCGGAACACGGCGACTTGCGATGGTGGTATGCTTGGTATCACCGTAGTTGATCTGGGTGATGGCACCATACATCAGGTGGCCGCAGCCGGGAGCGGTGACCAGAGCATCAGTCTTGGGGAACTGAGGCCGTACCTTGCCCTCATCATCAACGTAGGTTTCATCAACGGAAATCAGGTTCAGCTTGTGACCCTTGAAGTTCAGGGTGCCGCCATAGACTACGCCGTGATACGGACTGAGCTGCTCCTCAATCTGGCCCACAATGATGCCAGAGTTCTTGTCCAGCAGGCGCTGCACCTTTTCGAGGTCCAGAACGGCATTGTAGGTATCGGCACCCAGCAACAGGTCTGCGGAAGCCAGACCACGGCTGGACAGCATATCACACATGGCAGCAACATCCTCAAAGAATTTGCCGCCTTCCTCGTTCCACTTTGCAGCAGGGACATAGATGTGGTCGTTCTCATGGCCAGGGTTGTAGAACTTCACAACCTTGGTATCGCCCTTGGTCTGATTGTCGATCATTTCCTGCATGGTGCAGCCGTTATCCAGCATAGTCTGGGCGCACATCCACTCCTCACGGCGAACGATGCGGGCATCCATATCTGCCAGATCTTTCTGGGTCAGTTTGGCCGCACGCTGCGCCGGGGTGCTGTTGGCATAGATGGCCTCGCCAAAGCCACGCTTCGTCAGGTCATCGGTGGACAGCTCACGGCTCATGCCGATGAATGCAGGCTCAAGCTCATGGATCTCGTAGCCCATGCGCTCCATCGGAATTGCGCCGACACGAGGCGCAACAAAGGCTGCCATCTTCTGGTCGCCGTCCATGTACTCGGTCAGAACCTTGTTGGACGCAAAGATGTCCTCGTCGCTGGTCGGGAAATAGCGGTCACGGAAGAAAGTCTTCTTGGGGACGACTCTCTTATAGACGGCCATCAGGGTGTAGGTATCGAAAAAATTCAGTTCAGCAGGCATGATATATCCTCCTTACAGTGCCGGTGCAGCGGCCTTGAAAAAGATGCCGCCCTCGCGCAGGGCATCCTTGTCAGCCTCGGTCATGGTGTAGCTGTCGGCCACAATGCACTTGTTGGTGTTGAAGCAGCCCGTCAGGTACACCGAAACGATCACATCATCGGACGTGCCGACCTCAACATCATCACACAGGATGCAGTTGGCGGTCAGCACCTCGCCGCCAGTGGCCGCGGTGCCCAGCACCACCAGCTTGCCGTCGCCGGAATCGCCGCCGGACTTTGCCAGAATGGTGCCACGCTTGATGGTAGCAGCCTCGGCCAGCTTACGGATGGTGCCGCCGCTGACCATCAGCTTGGGATAAATGTCGGCAATCAGACCGTCATAATCCATGCTGCCCAGTCTTTTGCTCAGTTCAGTCATTGTCGTGTTCCTCCTTACTTTTTCTCGTCCTCGCTAAACAGCGCAGCAACGGCAGCATCAGCCGCAGCCATGCGTTCAGCCGGGGTCTTAGATACATTGCCCTTCGCATTGGGCAGAGATTCCGGGTCGCCGGTCGCGAGTGCGCCCGGTACAGCCTCCACGCCCTTGGCACCGGATGCCTGATTGTCGGCCTCCAGCTTCTTCAGAAACTCGTGGCCCTGCGTAGCTGCGGCCTTGGCAGCGCGGAAAGCCAGTTCACGGGCATCGCAAGCAGTCTTGCCGTACTTGGCCTCCTGAACCATAGCCGGGTCGAACAGGTTGGCCACCTCGTCGATTTCAGACAGTCGTGTGCGCTCGTTCTGGGATGCCTGTTCAGAAGCGCTCTGCTCAAGCTGGTGGCACAGCTCCGGGTTTTCCTTGCGAAGCTCCTCGATGGTAGTTGCCATAGTGGTATGTCCTCCTTCGTTGGACTGGGCGGCGGGTGCCGCCGGTGTATTTGCAGTAGCGGCCACAGGTGCAGTCGCTTTAGCCATAGGAATATTGCCGGGCAGCTTTGTGCCCGGTCTCAGGTGCAGGGCGTGGCCCTTGGCGTAGATGGTCTGCCGGTCGGCGCTTGCCGAGATCTCCACCGGCTCGGCATCATCCAGAAGCTCATTTGCAAAGCCCTTCTCCACAGCCTCTTTGCCGGTCATGTAGGTAGTGTCAGCCATCATGTGCAACAGCACAGTCTCAGAAAGGCCGGTTTTCCGCTTGTAGATGGAAACCTGACTCTTATCCCATGCGTCGTTGGCATCCGCCGCTTTGCGCAGCTCGTCGGCATTGTAATTGCCCCAGATAAGCGACCAGCACTTGTGAATCATGACGAGGCTGGACGGATTTGCTTTGACGGTATCACAGGCACACATGATAAGGCTGCCGCCCGACATGGCCACGCCGTCCACAATACAGGTCAGCTTTGTGCCCTTGGCAGCCAGCTCACGCAGCCGGTTGTGAATCAAGATAGACACGCCGGCATCACCGCCTACACTGTCCATGCGGATGGTAATCTCCGTGCAATGCTCGACCTGCTGCAAGTCGGACAGGAACTCGCTCTCGATGATGTACTGGCCCGGAACCGGTTCGCCCGTCCACCAATCCGTGGGCTGCGTGTCCACAATCTGGCCGTACATGGTGATGTCAGCTCTCTGGCCGTCAGTGCTGGCCATTGCATAGCAGGGCCGCTGGATGCTCACCATCGGGGTGCTACTCGGTGCTTTCGGCATTTTCTTTACCTCCCTGTGTAGTGACGCTTTCTGTGGTTTCGATTACTCCCTCGCTGCCAGCAGCCTTGAGCTGCTCATTTTCGTGGGCCAACTCTGCGACATTGTCCTCCCAGTCGCCGCCGCCCAGCTCGCGTGTGACCTGCTCATGGGTGCGGAAGCCGTGATGGGTCTGGAGCACGGCGGCCTCGACCTCTTTCTTCGGGTCAAGGGTGCCCTGTACAGGCCCAATCCACCGTGCGCCACACCATGCAGCACGCACCAGAGGGTCATCAAAAAAGCCCGGGGCGATTACTCGTCCACGGGCCACAGCCTCAGAAAGCCAAATTTCATATACAGGCTGGCAGAAGCTGCCTACCAGCCATGCACGCCGCATCTTGATACCTTCCCATGCCTCCAAAAGAGAGGCACGGCTGGCCGAGTAGCTGGCGTTGAACTCTTTCAGCAACAGCTCATACGGCATTTCAATGGCACCACCCATGAGTTTGCACAGCGTTTTGACGAACGTATCAAACCCTGCGGTGGGAATATTGGGGTTTCCGAACTTGATGTCCTCGCCCTTGCCGAGGTGCGCAACCGTACCCGGCCCCATCTCATACTCGTTCGGGCTGTGGCTGGCGTTGTCAGCCTTTGGGTTGTCCACAGGAACACCGCCGAGATCTCCGCTGCCGGTTTCGTCAAACGGGATAGCGTTCTTCGGGGTATCGGTGACAATCCATGCCGTGAAGAAGCTCTGCACCAGAGCTGCCAGCAGTTCCGACTCCGTATATCTGCGAAGCTGGAGCAGCGGTTCGATGATGGGTGCAATGAGCGGGACACCACGGTACTGGTCCGGACGTTCGGACTCCATAATGTGCAGGATCTGGGGCAGCCCAGTTGTCGCACCGACCGCCTCCACTCGCTGCCATTTGGTGATGTCATTCCGCCACTCATGCGGATATGTGTTGCGGACGTGGTAGGCCACGATCATGCCGCTGCTGTCCACTTCCACACCATCATAGATTTTGTTCCCGGTGTTGGGGTTTGTGCCCTCGGTATAGCCCAGGCCATCCAGCATACCGCCGAGATTATCCGGGGTGGACACACGGTCAGCCTCCACCAGATGCAGCCGCAGCCCGTAGGGGTGCAGCTTGTCCGGGTCACGAATTTTCACCACGGCGAACACATCACCGCTCATAAGCCAGCTTTTCAGGGCCAACTGCTGCAAGCCGTAGAAATCGTTCAGCCCCATGGCATCACAACTGCGGCGGTTTTCGGCCCAAAGCCGGAACTCTGCCTCGGTTTTACTCTGCCACTCTTTGGCTTTTTCCGGGGATAGCCCCAGTACGTTTCGGTCAACGGTCGCTTTCAAGGTCAGCCCGGTGCCAACGATCTTCGTTCGATTCGTGTTGATGGCACTGGTCGCAACAGGTGCGCTCATGTAGAGCATTCTGCTCCGCTGCCGCAGAATATCTGCGTTGTCGTGAATATCGCTGCTCGGAGAGTTGCTGTTGGGGAAGAAAGCCCGCAGCGCACGCCGTTTGTAGGATGCGCCCGCCTCGCTGTAGCCGCTGGCCTGCGGTGCAGCGGTGACGCGGTATCTGACACTCAAGAGTAATCGCCTCCGTAATTTTCAAACTAAGCGGGCTGGCTGGGGAAAGGAGTAAAAAGCAGCCAGCCCGCGGCAAAGGCCCTTTCGGGCCGTCACCCTAAAGGATCACCAATCGCGCGGGATAACGGAGAATGCCTTGCGGGCACTCTGGCCGTTCAGCAGCGCGGTCAGTTCATCGACCTTTTCCTCGGCATCTTTGATCTCATCGCTGAGCTTGCCGAGGTCAAGACGTGTGAGTTCCCGGTCGTCCAGACGGTAGCTTTTCACGCCACCGGAAAGCAGCTTGTTGTAGGCCACATACAGGTTATCAAGCCGCTTCGTGTGGAACTCCAGCCGCTTTTTGATGGTCACGGTATCCATAACTCACACCTCACCAGTCGTCTAAAAAGTTCTCCCGCCTCCGGCCGGGGGACGGCTGGGGACGGGAGACGGGTTGTTGAATATTTATCACCGGGGCTGCCGGTGCCTCTGGTGCCTTGCCGCGCAGCCTTTTCAGCGCCCGGTCGATGGCATCAAGGTCTTTCGGCAGCACCTTGTAGGCCGCTATGGCATAGTTTCGGCAGTCAAGAGGTTCGTTTCGCTCATGGCCGGAGATTTTATCCCATTGCCACGGGTTGCGGTGGCCCTCTTTGTATATCAAATGCTCTGACAAGAGGCCGTTGAAGTAGCCGAGGCCGTAATCGTCCCGGCGTGGGAAGTGGCAGTACCGAGGGCCCGGCTCCTGCACTTTCAAATCGTCCATGATGATTTGCTTGCCAGCGTCAACGCCCAACTGGTACTGCCAGCACATCCCGATGTAGCGGTTCTGCACCGTGATTTTCACCTGCTTTGGCGGGCCTGTGAACGGCCGGTCGGAGCCGGGAAAGCCCTTGATGCAGAAAACCTTTTTGCCGATGCGGTCATGGCAGCGCTGGCGCACCTCTTGGGTGAAATGGCCGCCCTCGTCTACAAATTTGATGGAAACGGGCAGCTCTAGGCCGTCAACAAATTTCAGCTTGCGGTCGAAAACCAGCTCGTCCAGTTGCTGCCAGACCTCGTCACTGTCCGGGCGGCCAGAGATGATGCCTTTTTCGATGCCCCATGTTTCCCCGAAGTGACCGAAGCCCACAATCTCGTACTCCATGCGGTCGTCCTGCGTATCAACGCCAGCGGTCAGCACCAGCACACCATCCGGCAGTTCCGCAGGGTATTCCTCCCTGCGGCCAAGCATGGTGTCCTCGTCCTGCACATCGCCGCGATCTTCCCACAGCAGCCCCAGACGGGTGTTGTAGACAACCTGCATCTTCTTGGTATCGCCCAGGGCATTCAGGTATTTCAGCACGGTATCTTTCCATGCTGCCCACTGCGAAACAAAGCTGTTCAGCCAAAAGCTGCGGATACCGTTCTCATAGGCGGCGGGATTTTCCGCTTGCCAGTGAGCTGGTGCCCGCTTCATGGTCACTTCGTCCGAAATGCAGGCGCACTCCGGGCAGAGATACCACACGTCCTTGACCTTGTAGGTTTTCTCTCCGTGGGTTTCGATGGTGTCATACTCGTACCGAATATCTTCCCAACGCAGTTCATGGAATCCCTTGCAGTGCGGGCACTGGGATACCCAGCGCTCCATCGTGCCCTTGACGTAGGACTTGGCAATGGCACTGTGTCCCTTGATGGTGGGTGTGCTGACTTCCACAGCCTTTGCGTTGTAGAAAGTGGTCTGCCGGGCCATTGCCAGTTCCCAAGGGTCGCCCTCTGTGCCGGCACTCACTGCCCAGCGGTCACGCTCGTCACCCAGCACATAGCGGATGGGCTTTGATGCCAGAGCGTGCGCCTCGGTAGATCCGCACATGGTCAGGATGCCGCCGGGATAACTTTTCTGCAAAATCGTGTTGCCGCTGTCCCGGCTCTTTTTCTCCGCGACCTTGGCCCGCAGTGTAGGGCAGTCTCGTATCATGGGGGCGATACGGAGCTTGCTGTACTCCTTGGCATCCGTCATTTGGGGATGGATGAAAAGAATACTGCCGGGGTCAACGTCAATGGTGCGGCCTATGACATTGTTTTCAAACTCCGACTTGCCGACCTGTGAGGACGCAACGACAACGATATGATGGATGCGCGGGTCGGAGAATGCGTCCATGATCTCCACCAGATAGGGCGTGCGGCTGTTACGCCAGCGGCCCTGCTCGGCAGACGCTTCCGGGGACAGGACGCGGTTTTGTGTGGCCCACTCGCTCACGGACACATTGGGCGGGGGCCGGATAGCTGCCACCAGCTTTGACACCAGAGCATTCAGACGGTCAACCGCTGCATTCTCACTCATCGTCGTCACCAGCCAGCTTTTCAGCCCACGCCTTGCGTTCACGGACACGGGCCTCATACTTTGCCGGGTCGTAACGGAACATGGCGATTTCCTCGGCTATCTGATTCACCTCGCCACGCATATACTCTGCCACCTCTGCCGGGTCAGACAGGGCAGCCGCATTGATGGCAACACGGCTGGGCAGCGCCATCAGCGCACCCCGGACGGTGTAGATAAGCTCAGAGGTCATAGCGGCCACATCCTCACTGCGGTGCATCTGCCCGGACAGCTCTTTTGCCTCAGCTTGAGCGATTTTCGCTTTGCTGGCTTTGAGCGTAGCTTCTGCTTTCTGCTTGATGTGGTCCAGCTTTTTGGCCTCTGCCGCTTCCTCTTTGGTCAGCCCGCCACGGGCAGTGCTGGCATTGTAGGCCTGCACTGCGTCACCAAGGACAAATTTTCCTCGACTGACGGTGGTGAGCACCCCATCCTGTGTGAGCTGCTGCACCCTGCGGTTCGTGATGCCCAGCACGGCGGCCAGTTGGGTGGTGGTCACAGTCATGTCAGCAACTCTTTCTTTTGTCGGCATTCAGAAACCACCTCCTTTTTTGTAAAACTCTTTGGAAAATCACAGCGAAGTCATTATACAAACCGTAACGAAATGACTGATTTTTCCCTCACTAACTAGCTTGGTTTCGGGGTCGTCGAGCCCGCTCAGTGTGGGGCACCCCCGTCACAGTACCTTTTCGTCACCGAACGAGCCATCGTCGGCCCGCTCCTGTCCGCTGTTGGGCGGATGCAGAAAGGCTTCGACCACAGCAGGGTCATACTCGATGGTACACTCGATGCTGTCCATAGGGACGCTGGGACAGGCGTATACGGTTACGGTGTTCATGGTGTCGTGCTCCTTTCAGCAGGGAATGCTCACGCTTTGAATCTTCCTATAGGCATCCAGACGCAGCTCCTTCTTGTCGCCGTCGTAGGTTGCCTCGTAGTACATACAGTCAGGGACGGTGGTGGACAGCCAAGCCTTGTTGTTCTGAAGGGTGCTGCCGCACCAGAGTACGCACACGTCTTTCACGCCGATCTTCTGGAGATGTGCCAGCTCAGCGTTTACATTATAGAGGCTGGCGACGGCAGCAATGGCGGATGCCACAAAATCATAGTAGTCCATAGTGATGATTCCTTTCCTCGAGATAAAGCCCCTGCCCGCATGAGCGCTGGCAAGGACGATTTCATACGCTGCGGATGACCTGAGCCTTTGAGTATGTGTCGTGGCCCTTGGTCATCATGTTCAGGAACTCGTCTTTGGTAAAGCCGGACAGGCGGAAGATTTCTTCGGGCTTCATGCCCAGCTGCTTGCCGATTTCCTCCACGGTCTTGCCCTCGTCAATGAGTTTCTTGACAATGGCTTTCATCGGCTCCAACAGGTGGGTGCCACGGGCACGGTTGTGGGTTATGGTGCCGTACACGTCGGCGCTCTCGTCGCCGTGGTGGTCTACGACTACGACCGGCACTTTGCCGCCCAGCAGGGACAGCAGCGGCTCCCGGCCCGATACAGTCCAGCGATGGAAGCCGTCAATGATGGTGCCGTCAGGGCGTACCACGATGGGCAGTGTCCAGCCGTTGGTCAGGATAGACTGGATAAGCAGCTTCAGGTTTTCCTCGCTGACCTTGTTGGGGTTGTAGTCGTTGGCGTGAATAGTGTTGCGGTCTACCCACTGGAGGGATGCCAGCGGGGCGAATACATCAATGCTTTCCATGGTTCTGCTCCTCCTTGATGCGGGCGTTGTGGTCGTTGTAGATGGTGGTCCAGAGAATGCGCAGGATACGCATTTTGGGGTCTCCGTACAACAGGCCCTCGTACATGGTCTTGTAGTGCTTCTGCTCAGCGATGCCGTAGGTCTTGATGAACAGGCCACGCCAGTGCTCGATGTGGGACAGGGTGTCCTTGGCGATGGTGTAGCGCTCCGGGTGCAGGAACAGAAGGTCTTTGCAGAGGGCTTTATAGTCCTTTTTCTCGGATTCTTCTTCCAGCTCCCCACGCTTGCGGGTGGTGCGCCGGAACATTTCAGAATCCCAGTAGAGCAGAACGAGGTAGGCATTGGGTTCTCGCCGCTGGATGCGCTCCCACAGGTCGTTGTCCGTTTCAGCTATCCAACGGAGGCCCTGTGTGCCGCAGTCACCGAAGAACGCGCACAGCCGGAGGGCATTCTTTCGGACACCCGCCTCATAGAGCCTCATGTAGATCTCAGGAAATTCAAGGTTTCGCTCCTTGATGTACAGCCACACATCGGAGTCCTTCCAGTCGTAGATGGGATAGAACTTGCCGCCGCGGGTGATGCGCTCCATTTTGGTGTTGGCAATGCACTTGAAGCGGGTCAGGCTTTCCGCCGTGCGCAGACCGACAAGCTGGATGCCGTCAGAAAACGCCTTGGAGCAGAACGTCTGGTAGTTCATTTCCCCTGCATAGTGGAGGTAGGGACTGTACATGATGGCAAAATCGGGCGGTTTGCGCATCCAGACATCTTCCTTGCCCGGCTCCCACGTTATCCACGATTCGGAGCTGGACAGGTGGTCAATGACGGACACCTGCTTGAACGGCAGGCAAAACCACAAGAATTTTGCGCCGACCGACAGGAAGTTGCGCCGCCAGCGGTATGCTGCATCGACCATCGAGGGGTAAAGCCCCTCCTCGTCGATGAACGTCACCGTCAGCTGCTTGGGGTCCAGCTCACCGGAGAGAATCATTTCATAAACGAGGTTGGCCATGCACAGGCTATCCTTGCCGGAAGAAAAGCTCAGGTAGATTTTGCAGCCGTTGGCGAACACATTTCGGATGCGGATCTTCGCAGCCTGCAACACGTTCAGGTTGCTTTCCACTACTTTCACAGGCATATCAGCTCACCACACTTCGGGCAGCGGATGTACCGGTGCTGCTCTGCGCCGCTGGCCGCCTCAGGAACAGCGGTTTCCGGCTCGGTAGGTGTAGACACCTCCAACACCGGGGAGGGCTGCTGCGGAGGCTCGGAGACGGTGGACACGGGCTGTGGGTCGGGCGGCGCTACCGGATAGGTAGGCGCTGCTGCATAGGGGACGTGTTCCTCATTCTGCTGGCGGTTGATGGACGAAATCTCGCTCTCCGGGAATTCTCCGTAGGAGCCAATCATTTCGTCCGCTTCATCCTCGGTGCTGTTCAGCATTTCCAGCAGATCGGCATCCCAGCCCGGGACATCCACATCACCGTCCAGCTCCTTGACCAGTTCCTCGATGGCATCCACATCAGTGAATCCCAGCTCATAGACCTTGTTGTCGGCCATCATGAGCTTTTTCTTCTGAACATCGGTCAGGCCGACCATGACATAGCAGTCACAGGTTTCCCGGCCCATGCGGAGCAGCGCTTCATACAGACCGTTACCGGCGATGATCTCACCGTCCTCGGCCACGACCAGCGGCTTGACCTGCCCGAACATTTCAATGCTGCGGATGTACTCGGTCAACTGCTTCTCGGAATGCCGGCGGATGTTGTGGGCGGGCTTGTGCAGCTCGGACAGCTTCTTTACCGTGATTTTCATCGTGCATCCTCCTTTCGGTCAGAAACGAGGTGCAGGACCACGGAGGCCAGCAGCACAAAGATGATGATGTACACCCGAAGCTCGCTCATCAGCGTCCAGATGCCCATGACACCCAGCGGGATCACGAGCTGCCACGAGGTAACAGTGAGCACGTCAATGAGAAAGCCGATGTTCTCACCGAACACCAGATACTCCGAATAGAGGTAGGTGGACAGCGAGGACAGCGCAATGATGGTGATCAGGATAGCCTTGAGCGTGTTCAGCAGTGGGCTGAAATTGACCCATGTGAGCAGCGCAGCCAGCACCATGTAGACACCGAACATCACGCCAGCCAGCACAAAGGACTTTTTCATGTTGCCGTGCTGGGTGCCATCTTCATTTTTGTCGTTGTAGGAGAGCAGCGAGTAGTAGTACGGATAAGTGAACGGGCCGGGCAGCAGCAAGAAGCCTTTGTAGAGGCCCGTCTGGATACCGGCAGCAGTCAGGCCGGGGTCGATGTTGACGAATGCACCGTGGGTGTATACCAGCGCGGCAATGACAACGACTGCCAGCAGACCGTAAACAACCACCCATGAAAAGCCATCAGACAGGACGTTCCGAATCATGCCCTCTTTCAGAAGTATAAACAGGAACACAAGGCAGGTGCCGTAGACAATCAATGTGCCTCCGGTGGTGCCGATCGGCGTGTCGCCGAAGATCTCATAGATGCCGGACATCTGCGTCCATGTCTGGAACACGGTCAAAAAGCCGATGAAGTAGAACATCACCTTGCTCTGCATGATGCGCCGGACGGTCGGGATGTACTCCGCAAACAGACCGAAGAAGATACAGGCCAGCGAGTTGAAAACCGCCCAGATGATAGCCGCAGCAGCGCCGTTGTTGATGGCCAGCGTGCGGAAGTTCATCAGGGAGCCGACTCCTGCCCATGATGCAACGATGGAACAGGCGTAGAAAATGGTGGGGTTTGCCTTGAATTTTGCCTTGATTTTCTGATACATGGAAAATCTCCTTCTTTGTGACTGGGCACGGCGAAATGCCCAGCTGCAGCACCTCGGCTTTTCGGGGTGCTACGGTGATGCCGCACGCAAAGGAGCAACGTGCGGCCCGGAATCCTCCTTTCAGGCAATAAAATAGCGGCACCCACCGGGAATGGTGAGCACCGCTTGGCTTGATTTGAATTTTGCATCCTAATCATATCACTCGGAGCGTCCGTTGTCATCTGAATCCATCGGTAAGCTTCGGCATCCATCCGAAACCATCCGACAACGTCCGACAGCGAGTGAAACCATCCCCTTGATTCTCAACGATTTCCACTTTGAATTCAACTTTTCAGAGGGTAAAAGTTAAATTCATTTCAATTTTGAGCTGATTTTGTGTGGATTTCTGATTTGAATTTCAGTTTTGGGGCAAAAATAAAAAGCCCCGCAAATGCAGGGCTTATCGGTCAGTTTTTGTTGAGGTAGTTGTATGCCATCCGGCTGACCCCATCTTCGGTATATCCTTTTCCCAGAACTCCGGCAACTTCGGCCCATGAGTAGCAGCGGATAAACCGCAGTCTGAAAACCAGATACATCCGAGCATCCACAATGCTCTTGCAGTATGCCTCGACTTTGGGCTTTTCCTGCGCTGCCAGCTCTTCCAGCCAGCGGATGCGCTCGTCCATGTCGGCCAACTCTACAGCCAGATCTCCGACTTTATCCCGGACACCCGGCGTGTGGGGCATCCCGGTCAGTTGTGGGGAGGCGGGAGTAATTCTTTGTCGCAGTCGCTCCAAGGCTTCACGGTCTTTTTCGAGGGTCATCTGAATGTCATAGTACTTGGACAATTCCTGTAATGTCACAACCTACCTCCGTCATAATTCAGCTACCGTCTTGCGGCGGCGCCTCTATTATTTTATCACATTTTGCTGTCGGAAGGTAGACCGGAAGTCCACAAATTATGTGGTCTGCACCAATTTTGCACAGGCCCGGAACTATATAGGTCTGGCCTTGGGCATCGGTTCGCCGGATGGGCGGGTCAAGGGGTATGTAGTTCTCGCAGGACAGGCAGTTCATTCGTCCATCCTTTCTGTCACGTAGCACCAACTCTGGGGCGGTCGCTGCGCTTCCACAGGCCGCATACCAAATCGCGTGTTTAGCAAGCCCGTGAACGCCCGCAGCTCGCGCGGATTGTCATAAATTTTCAGGTCGGAAATGTGCCAGCCATACAAGTCTTTCAAATCTGCATAACTCATCCCGGACTTCCATCCGGCATAGTCTTTGACTTGCGGTACTGTGAGACAGCTTCCAGCAATTGCAGATTCGATATCTTCTTTGACAACACAGTATTCAGGGCCAATGCGTCGGATGTCATCGCAGATAAATTCGCCGACAACCATTCCGTCAGCCCTGCGGTCGAATAGATTATGAGACCTATCGTCGAAATATAAATGGTCAACGGCTTTCCAGCAGAAAAATTTCGTTCCTTTCGTGCAATATATGTAGCACTTAAAAGGTTCTTTCAACGAGACCGGTCTTGTCTTACGGATTTCCACCGTTTTCCAGCCCGAAAAGATACGGCTGCACCATTCGGGCCGGATGCTCAAAAGAACTGCTTTCACTTTCCGTCAACCTCCGCGCATGCCCTGCGGCAGGGTTCGCACTTTTTGTACGGCTCTTCGAGCCAGCAGTTGAACAGCAGGCACTTCGGCTTCCTGTATTCAGGCGGAGCCTTGTTTCCGTGAGTTTGGGTGCGTAGTGCATGGTATTTGCATACCTCTTTTCCGCAATAATCCCCGCCGAATGTGCATTTCCCGCGTTCCGGCGAAACCTCGTGATCAACTGTGATGATTCTCATTTCGCTACCTCCGGCGGCTCCAGCAGCGGAGCCCAGAACTTCACAGCACCATAGGGCGTATCTGCCGCTGGGCGGCCATCCTCGATGTACCACTTGCCGTTTTCAATCCAGCCCTTCATGGTGTTCCGGCTCTCGCAGCAGACCCATACAAGTTCGCTCATGATGCAGCAGTGCTTTTCTCCCGCGTTCTCCCAGCTTTCATCGTGGACAGGCGGCGGGGTTTTGGCATCGTGCCACGATACACGACGGATAAAATCAACGACCATCTGGCTCGCTTCCCGGAGGGTCTTCGCAGCGGCTTCCTTACCCTTGAAGCCATTGTAATACTCAACCTCGGCCAGCGCGTCCAAATCCGTTGCCGGGTTAATGAGTCGGCAGGCTTCTTCTAGGGTCATTCGATGTACCTCCGCTTGTCCTTGTCCCAGTGCAGCGTGATAGGATTGCCGCACTTGCAGGGGATGGTGATTTCCAAATCCTCGATGTTGGTCTGGCCTTTGGCGTGCAGCCCGCAGCACCCACACTCAAACTCATAGTGGGCAAGCCCACGTTCAAGCGAGATCGTGGCCCCGCAGCGGCAGCCGATGGACATCTGCGAAACGTGGAGGTATGTACCGAACTCCTTACCGCAGCAGGGGCAGCGCAGCCGCAGCAGCCCCCGTGCGCCGACTTCCGGCGGGCGGTTATTCCTGTTCTTCCTCATGGGAGGCTCCTTTCTGTGTCTGGAAATGAATCACTTCACGGAAAAGCAATTCGTTTTTCTGCTCTGATTCGGCCATGAAGTTGATATACTCCCGGAACAGAGCACGGTCGTGCTGCTGGCGGCTGGTTTCGCCCAGCAGCGCCCCGATGGACACGCCAACGGCCAGCAGCGCAATGTTGATGAAAAACTGGTCAGGCATCGGTATCACCCAGCACTTTCTCGATGAGGTCAAAGACCATTTCCCGGTCTTCGGTGCTCAGAAAGTCGGCAGCCACAATTTCAAATTTGAGGCGGTCTGCATATTCTTTTAAGTCGTCCATGGGTTACTCCTTTCCCAGTGCGGCGAGGATCTCGTTGCCCTTGTCCAGCAGTTCATCCCGCCGCTTTTTCTGCTCAGCCTCCAGCTTTTCCATTTCAGCCTGATACTTTTTCAGCGTTCCCGGCCGGAAATGCTTAGTCTGGCCCAGCTTGATTTTTGCGGCGATGGCCTTATGCCTCTGGATGGTCTGGCGCAGCTCGGTGTCCGTGGTCAGAATCTGGTAGCGATGGTGGCAGCCAGGGCAGGTGAAATACTGCACCATGTAGTCGCCGCTCCATGTGGCGCGGATGCCGGCGGTTTGGATGCTGAACGGCGTACCGCAGCGGTCACACTTTACAAGGTCGGTCATTCGCCATACTCCTTTCTGCACAGCTGGAACGCATTGCAGTGGTCATCGCAAGTTTTGCAGCACTTGTCGCATTCAGGGTGAGCAGCTTTGCACTTATCACAGGGTGTGTCCGCTTTGCTACCGGATCCATACACCGCAAAAAGCTGGTGGGTGCCGTCCTGCAAGGCCTTTTCGTCATCGGCCATTTCATAGCCGAGGGCGGTCAGCAGTTCATAGGTGCTGTCGAGGTCGTCATTTTTGCGGTGAACGAACTTGCTTGCACCTGTCGGTCCATTCCATTCCGTGCTCCAATAGCCCTCACGACTACCGTCCGTCGCATCGAAGGCAACCGCCAAGAGAATCTTCTCCGGCTCGGTATCGTAAGCGTTGAACATTTTCAGGGCATCTTCCAATTCCGTGTCTTCCCGAATCTGCTCATCCAGACCGATGCCGAGCAGCCGCAACACGTTTTCGGCATCCTCCATGTGCCGATATTCGGTCAGAATCGGGGTGGAATAAGCCAAGATTTCCGGCAGGTGCTTTTTGCACTCTGCGGGAGTCAAGTCCTTCACGAAGTCCCAGCGCAGCTCGTACATGAGCTTCGTAACAGCGGCAAACTGTTCTCTCGCAAGCTGCTCGGTGGCTCTTGCGGCCTCCCTCGCCGAGTTGCTGGCATCCTCGGCTTCCGTATCGCGAGGTTTGTACAAGTCAATCTGATTTTCACTGACCTTATAGACATAAGCGATCTTGTCGGCATCTTCCGGCATGACGACTTCCTTTTTTGTGCCCCACTTTCCGTACGCATTTACATGCTCATGCGTCTGGTAGGAGGCCTGCGAATCTTCCGTAGCGAATTTTTTCAGCTGCTCAACCCATTCGGCCTTTTGGTGCTGCCATTTTTGCTGCTCCAGCGCATCCTGCATGGCCCGGTTGAAGTTCTGCGTACCGAGGGTTTCCAATACCCGGTTTCGGGCTTCCAAGTCCTCGATTTTGTCCAGCTGGGCGAAATCGGACAGGGTGGCACCGCGCTTTTCGGCTTTCTTGAAGCTGTCGCGGTTCAGTTCCAGCAGCTTGATGCGCCGCCGGATAGTGGACTGGGAGAACCCCGACTTGTCGGAGATCTGCTCCACTGTCTGCCCGAAGTCCATCATCATCTGGAAGCCCTGCGCCTGTTCGTAGACGGTGAGGTCTGACCGCTGCATATTCTCAATCATCATGGTCTGCATCTGCTCCCGCTCGTCCATCTCCACGATGGCGCAGGGCAGTTCGTACAGTCCTGCCTGCTGCGCTGCTGCTGCCCGGCGGTGGCCGATGATGATGGTGTAGTCCTCACTGGACCACGCAGTCTTGGGTGTCCATGCTGCCGCTGCTGCGGCTGCATCCCCACCCTCGTCAACGCACTTTGCGATGTACTCCCGGCTGTTGAGGTAGTGGCCGGGAATGACGGTCAGGTTCTGGTATACGCCGTTTTCCTTGATGCTGGCGGCAAGCTCGGACAGGTCGCCCAGTTCCTTGCGGGGGTTATCGGGGTGAGGGTACAGCTGCCGGATAGGGATGTAAGTAATGTCTGCCATAGGGATACTCCTTTCTTATTTCGGGTTAGAAAAACGTGAGCTGCCCGGTTTTGGTTTCGTTAAGAGGCTCGTTTTCCGGGGCTTTAGGCTCATTTTTGATAGATTTTTGCAAATTTGCGGGCTTAATATCGGATTTTTCGATTTTAGCGGGTTCGCCTTTCGGTTCAAACAACAGGTTCATCTGCGCTATCTGGCGGCGCATATACCACACATCGGTTGAGAAAAGCGGCATATACCAGATGCGGTTTTGTGGTCCTGCGGGCAGCAATCCGCGGCTGTCGTAGGCCGTTGCCGGGTTCACGAGTGTGTCACCGATGACTACATATCCAGCGCAGCCCATGAAGCTGCACTGGATGTAGCACATCAGCCCAACGATGAAGTCAATGTCTTGGGCTATGACAAGGACTTTGTTGTGATAGCAGATATTCCGTCTTTTGCAGACGTTCAAAAAGGCAAGCAGCGTGGCCCCAGCACCACAGGCCGGGTCAGATACCGAGATGAATCCCTCCATGTCCGGGTGCAGCTTCGGGTCGAACGTAATCTCGGCCATGCAGCGGCACACATCGTAGGGAGTGAAGAACTGCCCGGCGTGGTCGTTGCCCAACTCGCACATCATGTACAGAGAGCCAAGGAAATCTTGGTCGGGGTTCTGCTCCATGCCCATGACCACCTCGGCCAGCATTTCAGCCATGCCGTCCCGCTCTTTGGCAGAATACTTGGAAACGATGGTCTGGTACATCTTGGTGCGTTCGGCCGCGTTCACCTTGTCCGTGCTGTTTGAGATCTCAATAGCGGTCAGGGTGACGAAGTCCTCCCAAATCTCCCAGCGGCTATGCTTCCCGGTCAGGCCGTTGAAAATTTTGAGAAAGTTCTTCTGGTGGTCGTCCCGGATGCTGCGCGTCACTGCTGCCTTTGCCATGGATTATTCCTCCTCGCTGTCTGCCTTGGCGAGGTAGTAGCGGCCATCGTGGAAGTCGATCACTCCGGCCGTTTCCATTTCGTCCAGCAGGGCGATGGCCTTTTCTGCGGTCACGCCCATCTGCTGTTCCAGCATGGCCTGCGTGATGCCGTCGTTCTGCCGGGCAATCTCGGTAGCCTTGGTCAGTTCATCGGCTGCGGGTTCCTCCGCATCGTCCAGTTCCTCGGCATCAACTTCTTCCAGCGGTTCGGCCTCCCCGGGGAGATTCGAAGAATCAGGCTCATTTTCCCGGGGCGCATCCTGCTGCCCACCGGATTCCGGAATATCCGGCATTTTGTAGCCGAGAGCTGCCAGCTTTCCACCCTCGACCAAATCCCGGAAGAAGAACTGGAGCCAGAGGTAGTGCATATTCTTGAAGATGTTCTTGATTTTGTTGAACAGGGTGTCGGAGATGGTGAACGTCTTGCTCATGCGGTAGGTCAGGTTCCCATCCTTGACGGTGAACAGGATGGATGCACCCGGCGAGATGTAGTTGTCCTCGGATGCCTCCTCCAGCATCGACATCTGTTCACCAACGCCGCCCAACGGACGGATAACCAGCTTGATGGGGTATGCGTTCTTGATGAACACATAACTCAGGTTGTTGGCCTCGCAGATGCCCTTGAGTTTTTCACGGTAGACTGCGAAACGTGCGGATTCAGACAGAGAATTATCCATGATGAAGCTCCTTTCAAGTAGCTTTTAAGTAGTCGAAAATTTGTAGTCGTTCTCCCGGTTCTCGATGGCGGTCAGGCCCACAGCGTAGGCTGCCCACACATCGGCTTTGAAGCCGTAAAAGAAATCCGGGTTCTTTTTTGTACCACGGCCATTTTTGAGGTCGTGGTCTGCGAATCGGTCAATGAGTGCCCGCCGGATGGCGGCATCATTGGCGCGGGTGTTGTGGCAGATGTGTCGCTTTTCTTCGATTCGGCACAGCAGCCGTACCGGGCAGCAGGCGTTCAGGGCTTGGTAGAAGCGGCCGATCCAGAGGACGGTATCGAACACCTCCCGGCCTACCGACATTCCGTAGGAGGCCACCATCTCGATGACCGCCCACCGCCAGCCCTGCTCCGTGGCAGAGGCCAGCTTCCGCAGCAGCTCGGCGTTGTCAACCTTGCCGAATTCCAGCGGGCGCAGGGTGTTGCGATCGATAACGCAGTAGCCAGACTGGGCATTGCCGGGGTCAATGGCGATAATCGGGCAAGTGCTCACAGGTACGACCTCCCGAACTCCTGCCGGAACTTCTCATCCGGCCACCCGTAATGCTCCATAGCCTTTTTCTGCGCCCACTTTTTCAAGCGGAGATCTTCGTCATGGTTGCGGTGGATGGCGTTCGGGCCGTTCTGGTGACACCACGGGCAGAGATTCGCCCACAGTCCCAAGCGCTTGCTCTTATCCCGGTAGGGGCCATAAAAGACCTCGTGCCGGGCCGTGTGGTATCGCCCGCAAATCAGGCAGGTGGGCTGCTGGTTGAGGATGCTGGGTGCATAGCCGTTGCTGTCCAGTTTGACTCCATATTCATTCAGTGCCATGCTGCACCTTCTTGTGCTTGCGGTAATACCAGCTCAGCGCCGACTTGCTGGCGTTGATGCCGCACTGGACGCATTTGGTTTTGCCGGGCTGCGCCGGCACTTTTCCACAGGCAACGCACAGGCCACGGGACTTGAGTTGCTCATACCGCTTCTGGGCGGAGGTTTTCTGTTTAGGTGTCCGCATCAGCGTCACCTCCTGCTGTGACAATCCAGACCCGGCGGGAACCCCAGCCAGACCAGCTTAGAGCCTCCGCATGGGTGCTCACCGCCACGTCCAGCTTGTTACCTACCACAGCACTCCCGGTGTCCTGAACGACCCGGAGACCTACACCCTCGATATAGACCACCGTGCCGTAGGGCAGGATGCTGGTGTCAGCTGCCACGGTCACGCCCGGCTGCACCTTTGCGCCGCTGGATGTAATTCCGTGTCCCTCGCCGCAGATGTGGGCGTATTCTTCGGCACAATAGGCCGTGCAGCTGAACGACCCGGCGTATGTAAGGGTCAAATCGGTCTGGGCGTTCAGCTCTGCGGTCAGGTTATCTACCTCAGTCTGAAGCCGGCCGACATTTTCCTCCGCGTCAATCGCCCGCGTCTGCCAGTTCTGGAAACGGCTGGCGTAAATATCCCGCTCGATTTCCAACTCGTCCACCCGCCGGGAGTAGGCCGTGCTTGCGAGGATGCAGCCAACCATCGCACACGAAACGCACACGATCAGGCTGCGGAATGGTCTTTTCGACCTCATGTCGTGCCACCTCCAATCTGTGCCGGGGCTGCCCCGCCGGGCAGCGCCGGGGACTGCAAGCTCTCAACCGGGGCATCCTGCACAGCCCGGTCAAAGCCAGGACGAACGAACTGGCGCAGATCTGCTGTGCTCCGGCTGGAAAAAATGTCGCTCAAATCTTCCGGGGAGCCAGCCCACCGCTGTACTGCCACCGGGAGAGCCGCAAAGATTTCAGCATTGCGGCGCTTCAAATCATCGCGGTTCAGCTTGCCATCAAGCGTAATCAGGCCACCGATGTGCATATAGTAAAGGTTTGCTTCGATTTTCCGTGCGGCCACAGCAGCGTCGTTCCAGAGGTCGTTCGCCGTTGGACGCCCAATATCCTGAATCTTGCGGATTTCCGCACACCAGTCCACAAGGAGCTGGTTCTGATAGCGGCAGACCGTCAGCGCTTTTAAAAGAGCCGTCGAAACCACATCGTCCGGGATTTCTTTCAGTGCAGCGGCGTAGACTTCCGCTCGTGCTGTACGCTCATCGGTCGAGAGTTCCTTCCCGAAATACCGCTCAATGCGCAGCATTGAGCTTTTCAAACATTCAACTGTCATTTGAGCCTCCAAAAATAAAATCGTAGTCCTCGGCAGCGGAGCGTTTGGGCTGCTGACCCGCCGGGGGCTTGCGCCGCTCGTCACGGGACTGCACGTCACCAAGGGTTCTCACACCCTCGTTTTTCCATACTTTCAGGATGCCGTTGACGTAGGACCATTTGCGAACCCCGGCCAGAGCGGCCTTTTTGATGGCCAGCAAGATGAGGTCGTCCGTGAAAATCTCCCGCCAGCCCAGCAGGTCTTCCCGCGCTGCTGGTGGGAAGCCTCCGAGATTGTCCTCGAAAGAGCGGATGATCTCAGCCAGCCCAGCATCGACGGTCGGACTACCGTTATCTCTTACTCTTTCTCTGTTCTCTATATCTTTCTCTTTATCTATCTCTATCTCTTTCTCTGTATGGACATTGTCCACATTGTTGTCCTCGTTGCTGTCTGCACACTTTGGGGGAAGTTGTCTGCGGCGGTTTTCACGCTGAAGGCGCTTCTGCGCAGAGTAGTCTGTTTCACTGCCGACAATGTCTGAGTAGTTGGCCAAAACGAGAACACCATCTTTGTCCTCATAAATTAGACCGATTTGCTTATAGACTTCCAAAGCAACACGGACAGTTGCCAACGAGAACCATTTGCATTCGCGCTGAATTTTTTCTACATCATAAGGAATAATCATATCCCCGATTTGGAAAGCCAGTCGGCCGCCAGTGTTGATGGTTTTGAGACAGAGCATTTGATAAAGGACAACATAGTTGGCACCATCGGGCTGCCCCATGAGGTAATCGATCATGTCCGACGACATAAACGAGTCCTTGAGCTTAATCCAGTAATACCGTTTTCCAGTTGCCATTATCAGCCCCCCTTAGAACGGCAGGTCGTCGCTGTCATCGATGACCGAGAAATCGTCAGGGTCGCCCTGCGAGTAGCTGGGCTGCTGCCCGCCGGGGGCACTCTGCTGCCATTGCTGCCGCTGGTTCTGGGTGGCGAAGCCCATCTGCTGCTGCTGGTTCTGATAGGACGGCTGCTGGTAGGACTGCTGGTAGCCCGGAGGCGGTGCCTCGCCGCCATCATCAACCCGCTGCTCCGTCTTTGGGCCGCAGAAGTGAATTTTCTGCACCACGAACTCGGTGGCGGTGCGCTTCTGGCCGTTCCTGTCCTCATAAGACCGGGTCTGGCACTGGCACTCCACAATGGCCATGCTGCCCTTGTGAAAATACCTGTCAACAAATTCTGCCGTCTTGCGCCATGCCACGAAGTTCAGCCAGTCGGTAGCCCGCTGGCCATCCTGACCGACGTTGTCCCGGTCAACGGCCATGCGGAAACTGGCGACGGTGAGGCCGCTCTGAGTGGTCCGCATTTCAGGATCAGCAGCGAAACGCCCCTGAAATGTGCAATTATTCAGCATCAGTGTCGTCCTCCGTAATGTTCAGAATCGGGTGAACCGCATTCCGAACATCCTTCACAAAAGCGCCCAACTCGAAATCCTCACCGTTGAGGCTCTTGTGATAGATGATGTTCAACTCGGTTGCCGACTGAACCAGAAGCTTGTACTCTTCAACGGGAATCGTGATACTCCCGCTATTCGCAGTACACATATCCATATTTTCCTTTCTGGTCATTTTGACCATTCTTCCTTGTACCGGGCCAGCTGCTCCGGGGTATCCGTTTCGATGCCCAGGGCTTTGGCCTCCTCGATTGCACCGTCAATCAGGTGCGAAAACTCTTTTGTGTCCATTTGGCTTGTGTCTTTGTAAACCAAGTAGCATTGGAACAATTTTCCGTTTTCTTCCCGCGTGTCGAAGCAGCGGGTGTATCTGTAGATGCCGTGAACATCTACGCTGACCGGGAGCTTAAATCCCACGGTGCAGCCGTCCTTGTCCCTCGCAACCGTGCCGTAGGCCACGACCAACCGCTCCTTCACGAGATCGTCCGATTCACCGGTTTCGGCAGCAATCTTGTTGACCAGAACGTGGAAATAGGCGTTTGCGCTGCGGCTGCGCTTATTGCGGTGCTTCTTGATTTCAATGTCCAGCAGCGGCTCCTGATTCAGCTTGTCCCACAGGTTTCGGAAATCGGAATCAACTTCCAGCGTGATGCGCTGCTTGCGGTTCAGACTGAAACTTATGTCCACGAGCCGCCCGGTCATAAGGCTTTCCAGTGCTCCTTGAACTCGGCCATCAGCCCATAGGCATCCAGCCAGTCAAAGAAATCCGAAATGATGGGGCGAATATCCGGCGTTTCGTCCCGGCGGTAGCACTCCGTCCAGACATCCATGCCATTGCTGACAAGGTAGGAAAACTGCTGCGCCTCCGGGATGAGCAGCATATAGGTGGGGTGCTGAGTGCTGGAATAGAATTTCCCGCGCTCATAGCCCCTACTGAACTTGATGTCGTAGATGGTGCCAGCCTTGAGGGCATCGAGGCGGCCATACAGGACTACATCCATGCCGCGCACCTGAATGGTTTTGCGGGATTTAAACTGCAACTGTCCACCCTTGATGATGGCGGCAATCTGCCCGGCGGCCCAGCTCCACGGATTATTGGGGTCATCGTGGCCGTTGACAATGGAGGTCACAAGGTTCTCAAAGTCAATGCCGTTCTGCATAGCCTCCGTCCGGGGCGTAGGCTCCCGACGCAGGACCAGCATGAACTCTGCCAGCGGGTCGCCCTCGGTGGTCAAATCCTCGTAGGGATTCTCCCGGATGAGGTGCAGCCACGAGGACAGCAGCGAGTGAGTAACAAGGTATGCAGCCATTACTGTGCCTCCTCTGCGGGCTTGTACTGGGCAGCGGCCGTATCAAAAGTCAAGCCGAGAGCGGCAATCTTAGCTTTCCACTGGGCATTCAGTTCCTGACGGGATGTCAAGTGGTGCTGAAGAGCCTTGAACGGCGGCATGGCAGCGTTGGCGGTATCGGCATTCTTGATGCCAGCAATGATCTTGCTGCCCTCCTGCATGACCTGCTCGTAGGCTTCGTTCTCCTTGGCATTTGCAGCCACCTCCTCGGCGGCCTTGCTGTTGTACTCCTCAAACAGCTTGGTCAGGAAGTCGTTCGGGCTGCCGGGGCCGAGGGCGGGAATCTTATAGACACCGTGGATGCCGCGGGTGCCCTTGGCAAAATATTTCTCACAGTTGGAGAAACCAATGGTGCGGTCGTTGCCGTACATTTCCACGAAGCCGCCCAGATCCATAGGCTCCCACACATTGTTCTTGGTCTGACCCTCGACCTTGATGCGGAGACGGGTGTTATCGCCGTCCTTTTCCTCGGTGGCGTGGAAGACCACCACGATGTTCTTCTTCAGCTCGTAGAAGCAGTAGTCCATCAGCCGGACGAACTCGCGGCCAACAAAGCCATAGCCCTTGAGGGACAGACTGCCGTCCCGCTGACCATACTTGGGGTTCTGCTTGATAGCCCACAGGCCCATCAGGGTGATAAGCTTTCCGGCGGTATCGAACACCAGCGTCTCGAAGTCCTTGAGGTTCTCAGGCTTCAGGTCATTCAGAATCTCGTCATAGCTGCGGGGCTGGATGTACGGCATACGGTAGCGAGGTTCGATACGGTCAATGCCAAAGTCGCAGTCGATGTGCAGCGGGCGGGGTGCGGACAGGGCCAGCGTGGACTTGCCGATGCCGGGGTAGCCAGCAATGAGCATCCGAATCTTTTTTGCGCCGTCCTGAATGTCGTTGGGATTGCGAATCATAATGTTTACTCCTTTTCAGTTGATAGGCTTACTTGCGGAACATGACGTACTTGCCGGTGGTACGGTTGACCAGCTCCATGAAGTCCGGGCCATCCCGGACACAGAGGTACAGGCGGAAGTCCCAGCCCTGTGCGGAAAGGGCCTCTTTCTGCTTGCGGGTCAGCTTTTTGCCTCTTACTTTCAAAAAATCACCCCCTCCTCGGCCTTGTTGACAGCGATGTTCAGAGTGATGGTCTCCCGGCAGCGGAGGCCGAAGTTGCCGCCCGGGCCGAACATCTTGGTTTTCTCGAACTCCCTTGCGCTGTACACGCTGGAGCAGTTCAGGATATTGGGAATGCGGTCGGGATGCACTGCCCGGAATGCCTGACACGCCATCTGGTAGTTGGGTGCCCAAACCTCCGTCCACCCACCGCAGTACGGCTGGACATCATCGGAACCGTAGGTGAAGTAGAATTTTTCCAGATCCATCATTCGGCCTCGCTTTCGTTCTTGATGCTGATGCCGAGTGCAGAGAACAAGAGCATCAGGCCAACTTCATCTCCGTCATCCAGGCTCATAAAGTCGAGCTCCCCGGCCACAAAGCCCTCACGGAGAATCACAGCGGTGCCCACAATGGGCTGACCATGTTCCGGCGTACCGTAGAGAATGCTGGCAATGCTGTTGATGGCGTAGCCTTTCAGCAGTCCCTCATCATCAATCACCATGCACAGTCCTTCCGGCAGATACTTGGGATGAACCACCTCGATGCAACCGCCGACCTCTTTCTGGAGGTTGTCCAGCAGCGGTTCGCCGAAGTCCTTGAACTGCATCCGATTCTCAGTGTCAAATACCAATCCTTTCATAAAAATCACTCCTTTTCCGGGAAGCACTCGTTGACTTCCCATGCATCTGCGGCCTCTAAGCAGCGGTCGCAGCCAACGATTGTGCCATCATCGGTGCGGTAGATGGTATCGCACCTCTGGTGGCAGAGGGGGCACACAGGAGGCTCAGGGTAGCCAGCTTCTTCGTCAGTCGGATACAGCATCCAGCACCTCCCGGAGCTTGCGCCCCATCCAGCGGCCTACATCATCGAACATCCCCATGCTGTCCAGCCAGACAAACAGGGCTGCGATAACAGAGGTCACAGCAAACTGCGCCGCCGGGGCACGAGCTGCTGCCTGTTCGGCGGTGATGCCGTACACAATCATCAGAATCCGGGTCATTCCTTACACTCCCTTTCTTTGCGAGCCTTGCGGGCAGCCGTTTGGGCTTCCAGCTTCTCGCGGTTCCCGGGCTGGGCGATGAATTTTTTGAATCCCGCCAGCGTCACGCGGCCAAAGCTCTCACCGACTTCCGGGGGAATATCGGCCACGTTGATGTGAATTGTGGTGTCCATGTGGTCCTCCTGTTTTGAAGTAGGCAAACAGTCTACTTACGGAGCAAAAAAAATCTGCTCCATTTCCTCCGTTCCGATGTGGAGCAACTCGCACAGACTTTTAATTTCAGGTGCGGTAAAATCGGTTTTATTCCGAATTTTGTTCAAAAATCCCTGATATGAA